GTGTAAATCTTTTACAAAGAATTTTACCATCTATTAAAATGCCAAAGTCATTAGAGGAGGAAGTTAACAACAACTATTCAGATATTGATACTTTAGTTTACACAAAGAAAATTGGTATATCAGAAAGAATAAAAGCTAAGAAAAATATTATCGAAACTTTGAAAGGGAATAAGAATTCAATCAAAGAATCAATCAACATTCCTGTTACATCAATGGTTAAAATTGCTAACCAAACACTTAGAAACTATATAGAGACTATGGATGAAAATTCTAAAAAAGAATTTTTCCAAATTGTTTCTGAAGATAATAAAAATCTTGAAAACAGATTTGAAGAGTTGAAAACTAGTGCAATTTCTAAATTACAGAATATTTTAGAAAACGAAAGTGAAAGTGATGTAAAAACTAAGATTAACGAAACTATCGACAAGTTAAAAGAGGAAAAATTCGACCAATTGAATTTCCTGAAATTGAAAAATTTAGAAGGTTCCCTTTAAGAATTTTTAACTTTGTTTGTGTAGATTGCTTTTAATAACGCCTTCCTTTTTTGTACAGATGGTTTTACATACTCTTTTCTATTGAGTAATTGTTGATTCTGTTTTGTTTTTATCACTTTTGATTTTAGTGTCTTAAGAGCTCTCTCAAGATTATCACTGTTTTGAATTTTGATTATTAGCATATATTACAAATATCTCTTATTTACGAGAAAATTTTGACTATGATGATTATATGTAGTATTTTTTTAAAAAATAAACTACATAACATGAAAATTAATGAAGAAGGGTAAAAGTGTAAAGTTAAAGCTATTCACTCCAATCAAATCAAGTTACGGAACCGTAGATTCAAAAAACTTAAAATCATTATACATAAACATTCAGTCATGGGTCACCCCAAAATATGAGACAGACAATTGGAACCGAGTTGTCGGTATCTTAAGTAGAGAAATCAAACATTCAGTTTTTAACTCAATTAACACAGAATTTTTCAGAGAACAAAGCATCGTTGATTTAGATTTAAGAACAAGTGGAATTTCAACGGGAAAAAAATCATTTTTCAATTTAGAAGTTAATCTATATGTAAAATCTCAATTAGATTTTAAATCAAAAGATGTAAAGGAATCGGTCAAAAACATCGTAAAAACTATCTTCAAAGAAAACATTTCGAACAACAAATACTTCAGTTTTTCCTTAACTAAAAAACCTGAGGTTAATAAAGTTGACTGACCAATATATTTATCTAAAAAACCTTAATGAAGAATTTAAGAATATTAGAGGCGAATGAACTTGGTCATGGAATTTTGATAGAAATGGACGCAGGTTTTGTTTCCCCAAAAGATGAAAAAAATATAAAAGTTTTACAGGAAGCAGCTAACTTGGATTATAGAAATCCATTCGAGTTCTATGCTGTATTACAGAAATATGATACCCCTAACAGAAACGGAAGATTCTACCCTGAAAGAATTCTAAAAAGAGAAGCAGACAATTACAAAAAAATTATCTCTAAGGGTCTTTCAACCTCAGAGTTGAATCACCCTGAATCATCACTTATAGATTTAGACCGTGTATCACATCTGATTACTGATATATGGTGGGATAAAAATATCCTTATGGGTAAATTAAAATTACTTACTACACCAGGTTTTCATGAAAGAGGTATTGTATCATCAAAAGGTGATGTTGCAGCTAACCTTATGAGACAAGGTGTGACCTTAGGAATTTCATCTCGTGGTGTTGGTTCACTTAAAAAGGTTGGTGAAAGAAATGAAGTACAAGATGATTTTGAATTAATTTGTTTTGATTTGGTTTCATCTCCTTCGACACCAGGAGCTTACCTTTTTACCAACGCCGATGATAGGTCCAAGTACGAAGAAAATTTAGATGAAGAAAAAAAGAATCGTGAAAAATCATCTGAGCCTATGGAGAAATCTATTGACTTGATGAAAAAACTTACTCATTATTTAGGAAAATAATTATATGGACGAGAAATATTTTGTTGCTAAAATTCAGTATGAACTTCCTGACGATAACACAGGAAAAATTAAAAAGATAAGAGAAGAAAAACTTGTAAGAGGTTTTTCAGTAACAGATGTTGAAGCGAAGGTCACGAAAAGATATGAATCTTTTTCATACGATTGGAGAATTACATCAGTATCGGAGAGTAAAATCGACGAAGTAATAGAAAAGTAAAAGTGGTCTTAAGACCACTTTTTTTGTTTAAGAACATATTTATTAATAAAAAAATATGTTATTTTTATTATCATACAAAAACGCATCAAACGAACAATTTAATGTTATATTAAGTGGTTCAAATATGTCCGCAGCAATACTTTATTGTGATGCTAATAATTTCACTCCACTCCAAATCTCACAACAATTTTTCGATTTGTTGTTGAATAACCCCTCCCAACTCTACTGTTACTTCGTTTCTCTAAGAGATGTAACCACCGAAGCAACCACAACTACGATTATATACGACACGTTCAGTAACGTTGAAACTTGGGTAAGTTCTCAATCAAACAAGAGTGTAACCAACATTTCTCTCCAAAATAGAGCTTTTGTACAAGCCTAATATAAACTTTTCTCTATTAGACACTATTTATAGAGTAAAATAATTAATTTTCTCATGCAAGAAAACAAAAATTTAGTTGAAGAGGCGCTCATTCAAATGAAAAATGTTGAAGAGGCTATCGCCGAAAATGCAAAAGGAATACTTGCTTCTACTATGAAGGAAGAAATCAATCAATTAGTAAAAGAATCTCTTTCGGAACAAGATGACGAAATGGAGGTTGATGCAGAGGTAGACATGGACATGGATGACGAAGAGTTAGACATGGATATGGATGCCGATAATGAGGAAGACATGGACATGGAATTAGATATGGACATGGATTCTGATGAAACTCCAATAGATTTAACTGACGCTTCCGACGAGGAAATTCTTAAAGTGTTCAAGGCTATGGGTGAAGAAGATGGTATCATCGTGAAAAAAGACGGTGAAGATATTCATCTTTCTGATACAAATGCGGACACAGAGTACCTTGTAAAGCTTGGTGAGTCTGAAGAAAACAAAAATTTAGAAGAAATGGAAATGGACGAAATGGAAAACATGGATACACAAAGTGTTATCGATGCAATTTTTCAAAATGATGGTAACTTCGTAGACGACCAAGAAATGGAAGACGATGAAGAAGTCATGTATGAAATCGAGTTTGAAGACGAAGATTCTGACGAAATGATGGAAGAAGATGACGAAGATTCTGACGAAATGATGGAATCAGATGATGATGAAGATTCTGACGAAATGATGGAAGAAGAAGATGACGAAGATTCTGACGAAATGATGGAAGAAGAAGATGACGAAGAACTCGAAGAAGATGACGATATGTTGGATGAAGCATACGACCACAAAAAGGTAAAAAAATCCGAAACGAAAGAGGGCAAAAATATGTCTGTAAAACCTAAAGGTGTTGGAATGGGTAAAGCTAAATTCTCGTATAAGAAACCATCAGGTGGTTTCAGTGAGGACAAAAAAGAAGGTCCTAAAACTATGGGAACTGGCAAACCTAAATTCGAATACAAGAAAGGTGAAAATATGGGAGGTAAAAACAAAGTTGTAAAAAAGGCTGAAACTAAAGAAGCAGCAAGAACTTTGGGTAACGGAACAAGAAATTACGCTAAGAGAAAAGGTTCTCTTCCAAAATTAAAAGTAATCCCTAACAAGGCGATTAAGGAAGGTTTCCAAGATGACGTAGCAGAAGTTGCTATGTTAAGAGAAAAGAACGAAGAGTACAGAAAAGCATTGAATGTTTTCAGAGAAAAACTCAATGAAGTTGCAATCTTCAATTCAAACTTAGCATATGCTACAAGATTGTTTACTGAACATTCAACAACCAAAAAGGAGAAAATAAATATCCTTAGAAGATTTGACGATGTTGAGTCTTTAAAGGAATCAAAATCTCTTTATAGGTCAATCAAAGACGAGTTAGGTAAGACTGAAACTAAGTCTATCAACGAATCAGTTGAAAAGAAAATTAACAATACTGTATCATCAGGCTCAGCGGTTAATTTAATTGAATCTAAAACTTATGAGAATCCTCAGTTCTTAAGAATGAAAGATTTGATGAGCAAATTAGGTTAAAAAAAATAAAATAAATAAAAACTAAAAAATACTCAAAATGGGAGCATTATTAGAATCAGGTCTTGTTGGTAACATCGGTCTTAAGCACCTTAAAGTTATCAAAGAAGACACAATCAACAAATGGGACAAATTAGGATTCTTAGAAGGTCTTAAAGGTCACATGAGAGAGAACGTAGCACAACTT